AGGGTCTTCTAAATCTTTTCGCCTGTGCATCCATTGTGTATTGATGCGCTCTTCACAGGTCTTCTCATAATCTTTCTTTAATGCCTCAGTCATAATTTTCCTTTCTAATGTGGGGCTGGCGTTATTAAACTTTTGTCCTAGGACCAGCCCCGTAACTTTTAGGAAGTGGCGGACAAACCTTTCTTTCAACGCGTTTGAGGCATCACCTTTCGGAGACGCTCCCTATTCAATATATTCGGGAACTCAGTCACACGCACTTCCTGTTACTTATATAGTCCCATCTTATTAGATAGTCAAGAGCAAAATGAAGATTATTTTTCCACAAACCTACCTGTGTATCAGCAGGTGTCGCTGCACCCCATTCTTTCTACCTTTGGTAACGGTAAGTAACGCTTGACAATGGAGATGGAGAACTGGTGAGCTGCTGCGTCTGCCAGGGAGCTACAGGTTCTTTGTATTTGACCTCTGCTTAAGGATCTTCGGCAATGGAGAGTGGAGAAGATGGTCAGCAACAGCTGCCCAGGCTACAGGGGGCGCTGGTAATTGTATTTTATATTGGGGTTCTGAGGCAATGGACAATGGAGAATGGAGACAGGCAGACGAAAAAATGTAGAGTGCCCTCTCACCGAGGGTCTGAAGCATAATGAAAGATCTTCCACCTTGCAAATAATGGCTGTAAAGCCAGTTATGTTGGAAGGGCGATAAAGCTATCTTGTTACTCTTGGTTACTTTAAGTTCTACAAAAACACTAATACCGTCCTGGATGCCGTACAGGTCAGGAACACCTGGCATTGACCATGACTCTAGTCTTGTCCAATGGATGGAAGTGATATTCTTCCTTACCATCTGCCATAGTTTAGACTCTTGTTTCATTTCATATTGTATTTAAATTATCTTTTATTCTGGCTAACAAATCTTTGCCTGATTCCGTAAGATTATTGCCGTCAATGAGATATTTGTCTAGTTCTGCGTCATCACAAAAACTTAAAAATAAATCAATCAAACTATTTGCTTTCTTTTCTAACTGTTGGTCTGTCATAATTATCCTTTCTTTTTTATTCACTTGGCGATCCCAGTAGGATTCGAACCTACGACCCATTCATTAAAAGTGAATTGCTCTACCATCTGAGCTATGGGATCAATTAATGTATTGATACCAAACAAAATAAAACACTAAAACTGTAAATAGTGAGAACTTCATATTAAAAAATACAAAGTACAAACCTAATACCAATAAAACCCACATCATGGTTGTAGCCTCATCAACTCTTGCAACTTGTTAAACCAAAGCAAACGGAACTCAAAATTATCTGCTCTGAGCATGGCTTGTTCTAACCAACCGACACGACTCCAAAACATTTGCTCTGTCATAGGTAATGGCGTGTACTCAGTTAGTGGATACACACCATCAAAGATATAAGTGTA